TTTCAATGGCACTCCTTTTATGGGGTGCCTTTTCTGTTTAAATTTAAATTTTATGGGGTGAGTATATGGCTGTAGGTAATGCCACACGCTCACGTACACTTGCTAAGTGGGAGGAACCAAGCAATCTAATACTTTTACGCGGATGGGCTAGGGATGGTTTCACCTATAAGGAAATGTCAGAGAAGATGGGGATTAGCCATACAACGCTAGATACCATTCTAAAGCGCTCAGAGCTTATACGAGCGGCGATTAGTGAGGGTCGTGAGGTAACAGACTATAAAGTTGAGAACGCGCTTCTAAAGGCCGCTCTAGGCTTTAAAAAGAAAGAAGTAAAGGTAATAACGGTTATCAGGGATGGCGAGGTTGCAGAGACTAGGCGCGAGGTATTGCATACGCAGCAACCACCAAACGTTTACGCTTGCCAATCATGGCTTTACAACCGCAGACCTGATAAGTGGTGCAAGAATCCAGAAACTAAATTTTCTTTGGAATCAGATGAGACTGTATCAATCATTGTTACAAGGGCTGGCAGTGATGAAACAGGCACGCATCCTAATTTGGATGAAAACGTTAATAAATTCGTGACTGTTCGCGGTATGTCCGAGGATGAAAAGAAAAATCAAAGTACAAAAACAGTTGATGAAAATGATTTGGATTATTGGCCTGATGATTGGGTAGACGATTAAATGGTTATTGAGAAAAAAATTGCTCCTGCATTCGATGATTTTATTTTTAGTTGGGAGTATGAAACATACCTTTTAATTGGCGGATATGGTAGCGGCAAATCTTATCAGGTGGCGTTGAAAATAATCCTAAAGTTGATGGAGGAAAAGCGCACAGCGTTAGTTATTCGTGAAGTGTTTGATACGATTAGGGAATCTTGTTATTCGTTGTTTGTTGAAATCATAGACAGCATGGGCTTGTATACCGAGGATATGAGAGTTTTTAGGCGTAAGAAAAATAAAATAATCGGTACAACATCACCGATGGAGATAAGATTTTTCAACGGGTCTAAAATTATTTTTAAGGGTATGGATAAGCCAGAAAAAGTTAAGTCTATCAATGATGTTTCTATAGTTTGGATAGAAGAAGCATCTGAGGTAAAATATGATGGTTTTAAAGAATTGCAAGGTCGTGTAAGAACGCCAAACGTTTCTATGCACTTTTTTCTTTCATGTAATCCAGTTAGTAGAGAAAATTGGATATATCGGCATTTCTTTGCAAGGCTGGATGATTCTGGCAATGAGCATGTGATTGTGGACGAAAATAAATTTTACGATAAAAAGGTAATTGTTCATGATGGCGTTTATTATCATCACAGCGTACCTAGCGATAATCCTTGGTTGCCTTGGCAGTATTTAAAGCGATTAAATAAGATTCGTGAATATGATGTGCAGCTTTATCGTGTTGCACGATGGGGTGAATTTGGTGTTTCTGGCACTCGCGTTTTGCCACAACTGAGAGTTTCGAGACGTGCGGATTTATTTAAAAGCAAAATAAATCAATTGGGGCCAGAGAATCAATATTTTGGTTTCGACTTTGGTTTTGAGGAATCTTTTAATGCTGTGCTTTGTATGTCTGTTGATTTAAAACGTGGTTATCTGTATGTTTGGGACGAAATATATATGAACCATGTTACAGATGATAAATTTAGTCAATTACCAGAAATGCAAAGTTTAAAGCGTCGCATAGATAGTCTGAATGCTCAGGGGTACAGAAAGATAATAATTGCAGATAACGAGGACCCCAAAGCAATACAATATTATAGGCAGCAAGGTTTTACAATTCGTGCATGTAGAAATAAATTTGCTGGTAGCAGGTTATCCAATACACGTAAGATTAAGCGTTTCCAAAGGATAATTGTTTCGCCTAAGTGTAAGAATACGATACGCGAATTAAAAGATTTAACGTATGCCAAAGATGCTAAGGGCAATGTAATATACGATAAATTTAATATTGACCCACATACGTTTAGTGCAATGTGGTATGGCTTAGAGCAAGTTACCGTGGCAGACTTGAAGGATAGGGAATTCTATAGCAAGTAGGAAGGAATTTTATATTATGGCTAATAGAAATATTGATGAAGTAATTAATAGTGGCTTGTATGATAGTACAGATTTTTATGAGTCTAACAATAATCAGGAAAATATAAAAGTTGATAATTTTGAGACTAAAATAAATTGGAAGGCTAAATTAAGTAGTAGAAAGTTTTGGGCTTTAATTGTTGGTTTCATTACTCCATTATTTCTTGCTTTTGGTTTATCTCAAAATATCGTTAATCAGGTAGCAGCAATAATAATGTCTGGTGGTGCAATTGTTGCTTATATGTTCGCAGAAAGTAATGTGGATAAAAATAGGCAGCAGGAAATAGAAATAAATCCCGATATTGAAATATTGCAGGGTGAGGACGATGGACAAAAAACAAGTTGGTAAGATTACTGTAATAACTGTTGCGCTAATGATTGCTCTTTGTTTCTTTACTTTTGTTTTGGGTTTAATGATTGCAAGGGTTCAAACGGAAAAAGAATATTATGACCATTTGCGTGTTGTAGAGATTGAACAGCAAAACAATAATAAGATGAATGGTTCTACTGCTGGTATAAATGCAGTAAGTGTAGAAGAACTAAAGGATAAATTTTTCGTGCCAATATATATGCAGACTGATGAGCAATGGGCAAATATTCCATATGGCAAAGGCACGATAAAAGATACTGGTTGTGGTCTTTGTTGTGGTGCAATGGCTGTGCAAAAGCTTACTGGTAAAACGTTTACGCCAAAAGATTTAGCCGATAAAAGTAATGGCGCAATGTTGTCCGATGGCATAAACGATGTTGATAAAATCGTTAGCTTTATATACAACTCTTGGGGCGCAGAATCGCCGATGCAAAAACGTGGGCGGTTTTCGGAAGTAGAAACTGTATATGAATGTGTTGCAAATGATTGGCTAATATTTGGTAGCTGCTTTGGTGTGATTGGTGATTTCGAGACTTCCGAATCTGGTCATATCGTACTTATTTATGACGTTGACCAAGAAGGCTTTTATTTGCGTGACCCATATTGTCTAACAAACAATAGGCGCTTTGGATTCGATGAATTTAATAATATCGCATGGGCTTATTTTTGGGGTTTGAAGGCTGGTGTGTGATTTTATGAATGGTATAGACATATCAAACAATCAAGAGGGTTTAACACTCTCTGATATGGACTTTGATTTTTGTATCGTTAAGGCTACCGATGGCACGCGGTTTGTGGATTGGACTTTTAAGAATTTTCTATCAGTCGCATTGCAGAAAACGCAGCTCGTGGGATTTTATCATTTTGCTAATAATCCTGAGCGTGGCGGTAGTGCAAAGGAGCAAGCAAAATATTTCGTGGATGCTTGCAAAGATTATTTCGGCGTTGGTATTCCTATTCTGGATTGGGAAGATTCGGATTGGAAGTATGGCGGGCCTGTTTTGGAGTTGGGGCCAAGCTTTGCGCTTGAGTTTTTGCGTGAGGTATATAGGCTTACTGGCGTTAAGCCTTTGATATACACAAGCAAGGATGTTTGCAATTGTTACGATTGGTCGCAGGTGCAAGCCGAGGGTTATAAACTTTATGGCGCACAATATGCGTATGATAATTATTATTATCAGGGCTATCAAGAAAGTCCGTGGCAGAGCACGCAACCTTGGGGCGCTTGGGGATTTGATACGTTTATTTTTCAGTATGGTTCAGGGTATTTGAGTGGTGCCAATAAGCCTGTTGATTTGGATAAGTTTGATGGTACGGTGGATGATTGGCTGAATGCAGCTAAGCCACGAGAGCAGGGCCAGATAGATATAAGCTTTGGTTGTACTGCAAACGACATTATCAGGACGGCCAAAAGCTTTTTGGGTGCCAATGAATCAGATGGTAGCTTTAAAAAAATTATTGACGTATACAACACAATAAGGCCCTTGCCAGTTGGCTATGAGTTGCAATATACCGATGATTGGTGCGATGCTTTTGTCTCTGTTTGTGCGTGGCTTAGTGATGCATACGAATTAATCGGTGCAGAGTGTGGAGTCGAGCGGCATGTCGAAATATTTAAAGAAAAGGGCATATGGATTGAGGATGGTTCTATTGTTCCAAAGGTAGGCGATATCATTGTTTACAATTGGGATGAGTCGAATCAGCCAAATGATGGATTTGCAGACCACATAGGATTTGTCGTAAGTGTCGAGGGCGATTATATAAACACGATTGAGGGTAATGTTTCGCAATCGGTGGCCTATCGTCGTTATCCAGTGGGCAGCGGCTATATACGCGGTTTTGCAAGGCCGAAGTATGCAGAAGGCACTAATACTCCAACTGATACGCAAAAGCCCCTCAAAACGGTTCAGGAGGTCGCAGAAGAGGTAATCAATGGAGTATGGGGTAACAATGATGAACGTAAGAGAAGGCTAGAAGCTGCTGGTTATGATTATGATGCCGTGCAGGGGTACGTTAATTATTTGCTAGGAGTGCAGCTCAAGAAATCAGATGATGTGATTGCACAAGAGGTATTGCAAGGATTTTGGGGCAATGGCAGCGAGAGAAAAG